CCACCGGAGGTCTTTTTTCAGATCAAAGATATTAGGTTTGGCCTACTTTCACCAGAGTATCGAACAGTTAGGAATAGAAGTGTTTATAAATGGTATTGTGAGAATCTCATCAATCGTGATGTGGTTTTGCCTTCAGGGGAGATCACACACCAGGATCGTGGCAACCCCTCTGGTCAGGTCTCTACTACCATGGACAACAACATGATTAACACTTTCTTACAGGCTTTTGAGTTTATTTATCTAAATAATCTCACCATAGAAACTGCAAAAGAACTCTGGGAATCATATGACTCATTAGTCTATGGCGATGACCGAGTTACATCCACCCCTCTCGTTCCTAGTAATTACGTGGAACGGGTGGTTGGGATGTATGCTGACATCTTCGGCATGTGGGTTAAACCTGATAATGTTAAGGTTTCTAACACCGTTAATGGCCTCTCCTTTTGTGGATTCACTAACAATCTCATCTCTAATATGTACCTTCCTGTACCAACTAATGTTAACAAGCTTGTTGCCTCTCTAATAACACCTGTGAAGAAGCTCCAAGATATTGAGTCTCTCGCTGGCAAGGTGTTATCTTTTAAAGTGTTGATGCACAATTTACCTGATGATGATCCCGGAAAGATCTTCATATTAAATTGTGAAAGTGCACTACGCCGCCACATGGATGCTGTTGGCCAACCATGGGTGAATTTCACTACTTCCATGTTAGACTTTCTTTGGAGGGGTGGACCGAAGAAAGGCTATGGCGGCTGCTTCCCAGCAGGTAAAAAGGGAAGTGAAAAAAGAGGTGAAGAAGGAGATGAGGAAAGAGTCCAAGAATGAGGCTAGAAATAAACCTAACAAAAAGAATCTCAACAAGAGTTTCAAAAAGTATGTTAGGAAGGAGGTTAAGAAGGAAGAGAGGAAGAATGGTAATGGTGGACCTAAACCTAAATTTACTGTTAATGTTACTGCTACTATTGGGTTTGTTAAGGGCAGTGATGAGTCTACTATAAAATTAGCTTTGGCCACGTTTTTACACCCCTCTTTGTGCAAAGGACCTGATGAGGATAAAGCTTTTGGGCCGTTACAAGCAGCAGCTGCACAATATGGCCTTTGGAAAATCAGGAAGGTCCATGTTAGACTGACACCACTAGTTGGCTCTTCTGCAATTTCTGGTACGGTGGTACGTTTGTCTGTAAACCAAGCTGGAACACCCTCCTCCACTTCTTGGGGTGGTCTTGGAGCTCGCAAACATCGTGATTTCCAGGCAGGAAGATCAGGCACCTTTATACTCACAACCCGTGACCTTGCAGGGCCCCGGGCTGGGGGCTGGTGGTTGACTGATACTAATGCTGAAGGCAACCAATCCGCCGGCCAGTTGTTGGAGATCCACACTCTTGGTAAGACTGTATCCACATACCAAGACAAAGATTGGCAGGGAGATCTCTTTATTGTGGAAATTTCTGGGTCATGGCAGTTTACAAATTACAACATGAACCCTGCAATGGGCAGCCTCGAGCGGCATGAARGTGAGGCCACAAATGCTAAATTAACAACAGATGCAAATGGCGAGATCCAACTAGAATTGCCATCTGAATCCACAGTTGCACGCTTCATGAACGATCCAACTGCGCGTGCTGGTGAGCAGACACCTGGTGAGATAGTTTACCAACTAGTTGATGCAGGTGCAGGCCTTGTGGCATCCGCGCTCCCCACACCCTTCTCTTGGTTAGTTAAGGGTGGGTGGTGGTTTGTCAAGAAAATCATCGGCCGCACAAATAGGGCTGGAACCGATGTATTCAAGGTATATGCATCGTTGGCTGATGCCCAAAATAACAAGCCTGCTATTTCCAGCGAAAAGTCTATAGATGGTAAACCTGTCACAGCTAGCATTCATGTCACACAAATTAATTCACCAAACATGGGCGGTGGTGCTTCTAACCCACATGTTGCTGGGGGCTCCCCCAACTGGCCAATTCCACCTGTAGGCCACCCAAGTGGAAATTTCTTGCTACTTGGTAATGTTACACCAGTGTGTAAGCCCACGGGTGTAGTGACACCACAATTGGTGTGGGAAACAGCCCTCCAGTTTAGAGACAAATTTTACCCATCTGTTTTTTATTCAGTTGGACAAGCTTCTACAGCTCTGGAGATAGTTGGTGATAGTCTTGCTAGTTATAGTGAACTCCCAACTGATGGTTTTTCTGCTGAGATAAAAACTGATTGTCTATCCACTGGGCAACGCCACCCTGTCAAGGTGGTGGCACACTCAGCCAGACACATTAGTGATGTTGGTGGCAATACTGTCTTCATGCACGCCTGTCTCTTCTATAGCTCATCACCCATTCCCTTTAAGCGCTTACCTAGTGTTGGGACCAATAGGCTTATAGTGGGTACCATGTACAAGCTGGCCCGTGATGGCAATAAGGCCTTTGAATTAACACCAACATCAGGGCATTTTATATCTATTTTCTTTGCCACTAAGGGAACTTTACCTGAGCTATCATCTTCAGGTTCTTCAAATTTTTGGGTGACTGATGCCACTGCAAATTTCACCTATAGGGCTGTGGAGGTCATTGACTTTATAAGCCTCCTTACTTGCCCGTATAATCAAGGTACTGTGTCTCCTGTGTTCTTGTATTTTGACATCACTCCTCGAAGGAAGACGCAAATTGAGCGCCTTGCTGAAAAGCTAGGGGTAGACCTTGATGGGGTAGATTGTTCCTCAGATGAGTCAAGTTCGGAGTCGGATGACGACGAATATGTTAATGTCTCTGAGTTATCACCTATGCAGAGATATGAGGGACTGCGTGCTAGTGGTTTTTCCCATGAGCAGGCTGAATTAATGATGAAGGCTCTCAAAGAGTCGGCGCTTTCCGGCTAGCGCAGTATAAGTAAACCGAAAGGTGGTTCTTACAACCCATGTTGTAGAGCAACATGTAAAAGAAAACTCTTAGTGCTGGAGAGCAGCACTTTAAACAAAACTCTTAGTGCTTTGCACTTTAAACAGGGGAAATCATCCCTGAGCCGAGGCCACGCCGAGTAGGATCGAGGGTACAGCTCCTTTCTTGCCGTTGAACAATTATTAATTGGCACATGGTGGAAGGTTGTGATTCCCCCACCACTTTTGATTGGATTGCTAGCCAATCCATCTGATTGGAAAGCATACTTTCAAAAAAAAAAAAAAAAAAAAAA